CGCGTGTGCCACGACCTTCTGATATATTTTTCATACGAGCTATCGCCTCCTTGAATCGGCCTTCAAATTGAGCGACGATCTCAGGCGGTTCTTTGAGGAAGACTGCTCCTTCCACTAAAGCTCCATACAACAACGCATCTGCATAATCTGTAGATAAGGCTGTTGTACCACTGTCACTACCACTTGTTAAAGAGCCTGGTTTGTTTAAATAATGTAATTCAACTGTATAGTTTGAATCTGGTATCGGTGAGATCTCAAAAGAGGTTTCATCAAATAAAGAGTAATATTTAGGTGTTCCCTGAGTTGTGCCAGGTGAAAATTCTTTTATAAACGAGGGATGTTTGTAATCTAAATAATCGTATGTGCTTGAACTAATTATTGCCAAACTCATAGGTGCATAAAAATCTGTTGGTGTTGCCAAGAATCTATTACCGGAGGTCAGGTTGCCCTGGACGTTTTTTCTTTGGTCCGGGAGCTGAACAAAAGAGAATATTCTGTCCTCAGATTCTTTAATAAACGTGTTAAGTTGATTAGTAAAGGTTGTCTCAGATACCTCAAGATAATCTTGAATAGCTGTTTTTAATGTTGCTAATGTAAAACTCATGTTGTTACTGTAACCTCGCCTACTGCGGATGTGATAGAAAATGTATCTAGCACTGCTCCAAGTTTGCCATCACCCACGTTAGTATAAACCAAAAAGACTGAATTATCGTCGTCCACATCTGGTCTTGCATTTTTAACAGCCTGGGGATCCTGGGGAGCTGGTTTTGGCATAAGCTGTGGATGTTTTGCATCCCACTGATCTGGACCTACCAACAAACCATCCCAGGTCTTACGCATGTCTTTGAGCTTATATCTAAACCCTGTTATATCGCAGATCCCGTAGGAATATTTACCAGATGCAAAAGCCATTACGCGTTGTTATAACTCCTTAAACTTGGTGAAACTTTGAAAGATGCTCTGTCTTCATCTTGTGATAAGGCCCTTTGAAACTCGTCTTCGTAAATGGCCTTTAGAGCGTTTGTTCTTTCTGGTGCTCGCTTCATTGATATGTAGTATGCGAGGCCAGCTGCCAAACAAGGGTAAAACCGGAACGGCAGATCCAATGTATTTGCGCCCGCATCTGCATCGTCCATCCTCGTAAGTACGTTCATGTGTACTGTATAGGTGCTATTTTTATCTGGAGCTGGCCAAACTGATATTGTCGGTGTAAGTTGTTTGTTTATAAAAAACTGATTAGGTTTACCTGTAGTTGATTTAGTGGTTATGTGTGCATACTCAGCTCTACTTAACCTGGTCATTGGTATATCTGTGGTTTCTGAGCTGACTGTTTCTCTAATAAACACATCCAGAACATCTATTGGAGCTGTTCCGTTAGTGCTGTCAACATTGTAAGTCTTAGTGTCTTTAACCATGGTCACAGTCTTTTCTGTGATGGTCCATTGGTTCAAGCCTCTATTCGCCCACTCAGCTAACATCAAATTAAGACTTCTGTTAGCAGACTTGAGATCATAGCCTGTACGCATTTCTAAACCACAGCGTTCAAAGGCCTCTTCTACATAATCTGCTACGTCTAGCTCAAAATTTTTACTTCCGGATGTTGCCATTAGTCTTTTTCTACTCCATCGCTATACAAATTGTTGAAGGTTATATTTGGATCCATATAACTTTCATGTCCTTCTGCTGAGTGTACCCATTGACTAGGAGAAAAATCTGGTGCTCCTTCTCCTACTCGCCACAAAGCTGGGTTTGTTGCTCTTACCCTATTGTTAGGTAAAGCTACAAAATTGCCAGTGTACTCTCCAGCGTCAGTTAAATATAACACATGTGATTGCTTATGTTGAGCCGGATCGTCTGCGATACTATTTTCAGTGTAATCAACTGTAAACATATACTTACCAGTATAGAACTCTCCGCCTATTTTGCATATCCAGGGCGATGAACTAACTCTGTCCAGGACAACAACTGAATGATCGTGGGCCAAACAGTCCCAGGGTTGAGCTAAATGATCTTCCATAGGTGTAGGCCACCTATCAAGAGGAACGTCCGCTACAAGCGCTTGTATGGGCATCCTGGCCCACATAGCTCCGCCATGTACGTTTTCATCTGGATAATCTTCAAAGTCTGTCTCACATCCGGTAAAAACCACTTGGAAAGAAAGAGATCTATCTGGAATTGTGTTTACAGCAAACGCCAAAGCATGGAGATATTCTCCATGGTAATCTTGATGATTAGCCGTAAACTCCTTACGAACCCAGCATTTAAACTGAGGAATGTTGGAAATTAAATACGCCACTTAATTTAACTCCTATGTAATTAGTTATTTTCCGTACAAGCCTCCGCCCTTAGCTCTGTACTTTGTACCCTTCATACCGCCACCTTTGGCCATACCCTTTGTACCCTTCATAGCTCCGCCTCTCGCCATGCCTTTGGTACCCTTCATAGCTCCGCCCTTAGCCATACCTTTGGTGCCTTTTAACATGGGTGTAGATCCAGCTTTTCTGGTACCTTGGCCCATCAAAGCAGACATAACAGATCTAGGCATGTTACTCATACCTGGATTAGCTTTCATTTCTGCGCGAGCTGCTCCACCCATAGACATGTACTTGGTGCCTTTCATACCGCCACCTTTAGCCATGCCCTTGGTTCCTTTCATACCGCCGCCTTTGGCCATATATTTTCTTCCTTTCATGTTTATCTCCTTCCGTATAAACCCATATTAGGTTTTGATCTTATCATACCACCTCTAGCTGCAAAAGTTTTTACATTGGTTGGTTTGCCACCAACACCTTGAGGCTTGGCTCTTTTTCTTCTCACAGCTGATTTTATTTGTGATTTGGTCATTCGTCTAGCTTTAGCAGCCGGTACGCACTTAGGGTATTTTCTTTTTTTATCTGCTTTGAGCTTGGTCCTTCCACATTTAGCGAATCCACCGCCTTTTTTCGGAGATCCAATGTCAACCCAATCTTCTTTAAACCACTTAGTTAAACTCATTTCTTTCTGGCTTTTCTTATTTGTTCTTTGCCTTTTCTAAATATATCTGCCACACCCTTTTTGCCCATAACTTTGGCTCTTTGTTCGCCAACAGTTAAGATCTGTATTTTCCTGGCAAAAGGTTTTTTAATCCTTTTCACCTTGTTTACTGTAGCCGTGGCATCCGCCATGGTCTTAAATTTTATGCTTACAGTATCTTTTGGGTTCTCGTCAGTATAAAGCCTTCTTCCAGATCCTTTTGGCTTTTTACCTGTCCCTACCTTTGGATCTTTCTTTTTTTTCATTAGGCTCTAGGCACTCTAGTTTTTTTGCGTTTGCTCTGCATCATAGCTCCACAACCTCTGCCCTGGACCATCATTACAGGTCCGCCTTCCCGCATGAAACCCATTTTGTTTCTTACCTTTTTAGGTAGTTTGGGCAAGCCTTTATTAGCAGCTGGTATTGGTTTTAAACCTTTCATTTCACCACCCTCTGCTTTTTTAGCGCCTTTATATTTACCGCCCATTCTTTTGTATTCCTGGACCATGTAAGCGTTTGCATAAGCTGACGGGTAAACATCAAACTTTCTTTTAGCTTTAGCCTTAGCTTTTGCATACAAAGAGGGATTCGCTACGTTAGATGGTGTTTTAGATTTAGCGCCACCACCTTTTTTCATCTTGATTGATTCAAGTGTTTTAGCTTGACCAGCGTGTGTCTTGCTGGCTTTTTTAAGTTGTCTGACGACTTTGTTTATTTTCTTTTGTGCCATAATTATTTACCAATTCTTACAGGACCAATAACCAGCGGTGAATACGTCTTTTTTCTTTTGTACCGCATCGCAGTTATGTCTTGCTCTAAAACTTTTTCTACGTTTGGGTTGACTCTTTTTTATAGATAAGTTCGGATCCCCGTAACGTACTATTTTTACTTGATCGCCTTTTTTAGCTAAAACAGCAAACTTTTTGTTTTTGCCTGGCGTACGTTTTTGTTTGTTATAACCAGGAAAAGTCTCCCCGCGGTAGGATAACCTACCGCTAGGAGATCTAGTGACATCTTTAGTCGTTGCCATCTAGTAGTTTTTAGTCAAAACCAAGATTATGGAGTAAGCGTCTCCGTTGCTATGACCTACTGTTGTAAAGTCAATATCACCGGTTACACCAGATCCCGCATTGTTAGGAATACCTGTGAATAAATCATAATATTCATCACCGGTACTGTCAGCCGGCAAAG